CTGAGTGACCCGGCGACCTAAGGTCTTCACGTCTGCCTTTTCCTTCTCCACGGAAGCTTCTAACGTTTTGATATAAAACATATCCTCGACTTGGCTGTTAATCGTGGCGTAAGCCCTGCCTTCCTGTCCGGAGATTGTATCACTAGCCTTTAAGAATACCATCTTACTTCACCTGCACTTTCATATAGACTTTTTCAATACTGTCTACCGGTTGGATCGCTGTTTCCACATAGATGGCATCCGAATCGTTTCCTGGTGACACCAAAATATCTTTTTGCGAATCCAGATTCTGAATCGCATCGATCTCTTCGAGTGCGGTCAGGTACACGACAATCTCCTTGCGGAACAACGCCCGGCCATCGGTATTGTTGCTGACCTTGCCGATGTACGACGCCTCGAAGATCCGCTTCAGATCGTTCGCAATACCGTCCAAGACACGGATGACACGGTTTTTGTGGAAGGACTTATTCTTAGTAGGTGAATAGCTCAGGAAGGTATTAATATCCTGCTCCACCACAGCACGGTTAGCCGATGGGGTAAAGATGAACTCTCCGGCACTTAGTGCACCCTCGATCTGGCTATTCGTGTAACGTGGAGCCGCATCCACAGCATCGTCATAAGCCGAATAAGTCAGAGACTCATTCATCTCAGCTGCTGCCGAAGCACCGGCTACCCAAGCAGTGGCTTGCGCTGCTGTAAGTATGGTCCCATCAGAAAGAACCACACCATTCTTGACGCTGATTACACCTTCGAAATCGGCTACAGGGTAGTTCTCAAGTGCTGCCTGTACCTTTTTGCCCTCTGACTCTCTCAAGCGCCGTACAAAGGCAGCATATACCGCTTTGAGTGCATTGTCCGTTGCAGGCAAGGCTACGGTTTGGAAATCGTAAAGCTCCAGCGCAGCCAAAAAGGCTGTATGGTCCGCATTGGTCACTGTACCATTGGCACCGCCGATCAATGGCGCACCAGCAGAAGCCGTCAAGGCTCCGGTTCCACTCCAAACCACCCAATCATTGGCCTTGAGTCCGGTAATGTTGGCCACAACTTGGGTATCTACTACAGCACCGTCCAGCAGCGTTTTGACGTCAAACTTCGCATTATCGTCCATGTTGGTCTGCACCGCCATCGTCAGGGAATTCCCGCGCAGGCCGCCATGCTTCGCCGTGGCTGTCAGATCACCGACGGTCGCCGCTGCCTTCGTCCCCTCGTTGAGCTTGTACAGCAGTAGTGTCCGTGCCCGTTTTAGGGCTTCACGCACAAGCAGCAGCTCCGGTGCTGTAAGGTCGTATCCCAGCTTTGTCAGCGTATCCTCACCCGCCACAATCGGTATGATCTCCTTGGCTGCGCCCCATGGCAGAGACAGCGCAATTGCTGTCACGCCTCGACTACCTGCAGCACCCAGCGTTCCACCGGATGACTCGACATTGATATAAACGCCAGGTCTAACTTTGTTTTGAAGTGTCCATGTACCTCCAGCCATTTACTCCGCCTCCTTGTTCTTAAAATCATTCATTACCTGTTGTGCCTCAGAGGCCGTATACAATTTATCCGGCTCTAGGAGCGCCGCCAATACATCCTTATCTTGAAGGGAGTATTTAGCTGAGGATAAGAACTGTTCACGTGTAAATACGCCCTCAGCAGCCTCTACGGCTGGCACACTCTGCGGGCTTGTTGCAGCCTTCGTATTTTCTTTCATTTGATCCCGCCTTTCTCTGTCATACTTTGCATTTTGATATCCGGATCTTTTGTCCGGAATAGGTGGTAATTGTACTGGACGAAGAAATGCAGCACCCCGTCCACGATTTCATGCCGCATGCCGGTTCCCCGGTAGCCACCTTCTACACCAGTTATATACTCAAGGGCTGAATACAACCGCTCTGCAACCCGTTCACATTCTTCCCTCGGGGCCAAGGAATCAGGGTTAGGGAAGTAATGAATGTCATAGGAATTGAACCGTCGATATCGACGATTAATCTCTCTGGATTGACTACCTTCCAGCAGCAGCACAAAAAAGCACGGCTGCTTCATGCCCTGCTCTGTTGCCTCATCGTATACCGGGTATGCCGGGAATATGGAGTCCAGCACCTTACTGATACCATTGTTTACGTCTCTCATACTCACCGCCCCATGTGCTTCTCCATATATTTTTTCAGCTTCTTTTCCATGATGGCTGGCAGTTCCCGCTCCAGCTCTTGCTCGGATAGCGTCAGCATGAATTTACCGTTAACCCAACCGGTTCGGAGCCGGGTAACATGGCCGTACTCCACATAGAGGGCATATTCCACATTGTTGATAATCTCAACGTGTACGCCGCCTCCTGGGAGCCGAACCACATCACCAATTTGCCAACCACGACGCAAGTCACCGGATTTTACCGGAGTCCGCGCTATGGTCTTAGCCAGCAGTCGCCCGGCCAGCTCCCGGATACAATCCTCCAAAAAATCAGGAAACTCCTTCTGCATCCTCTGGAGGTTCTTCTGCAGCTTCTTCACATCAGAAAAATCGAACTTCCCGAGACCGCTCATGCGTTCTTTACTTCCCGCAGCTTAATCTCCTGATGAGTGGCATACCTGAATGCCTTACCCGCTTGCTCTCCCTTGAACTCCATGCCGTTCTGTAGGACTGTGATTCGACTTCCTGGCTTGATAGTTACATCAGGAGAGATAAACAGTTTAGCATCATAATTGACCTGATCCGCTGTCACTGTTTGTGTGGCAGCAGGTAAGGATGACTGAGAGAGTCCACACGGTTCATTAGCCAAGACAATGATAGTTTGCTGCCGTGTTTTACCGCTTACTGGATCTTTTACATCCTTCATTTCCGAAACAGTACATAGGCCTTCATAGGTGCTCTCAATAGCTGCTCGCTCTGCTGGGATATTACCAAAACTGACCATGTTACCACCTCAATCTGCGGAACGCCTGCAGCTGAGCCGCATAGTTCCGCACGAAAGTAGCTCCAGATCCAACCGTGACCGTAGCCTTAGCGGATCCGAATGCTGTTGTAACATCCCCACGCTTGATGCTAGTAACTGCTGGCGCGGTCTGTTCGAATTCTGTTGGGTACTTCGTCCGGTAATAGTCCTCTGCAATCTGCAGGACCACATTATTCAATTCAGAGGGAATCTCTGGTATGTTGCAGTATGTCATAATGGCCTGAATAATCGTCTCCAAAGCAAAAAGAAGTTGACCATCCTTGGATACATCATCTTGCGGAATGGTCAGCAACTTTTTTAACTTTATCAAGAAAATATCCATATCCATATTAAGCTATAATCCCAGCTGCTTTGAGCTTGGCCTTGAGGTCACGCAGCTCCGCAAGCACACCGGCAACATCCGTGGCGGCGGTATCAGGTGATGCAGCAGCTTGCAGTACAAGCCCACGAACGGAAGCCGCTGCATTAGGGGGCGTGTAATCCCCCGCCTTTGCTGTTGTGTTGGTAGTACCAATTGCTAGGTTTGATGTGCCCGCACCGATTGCTGTACGAACGGCCGCAGGGTTGGCTGCAGTTATTACCTGTCGACCAACGGCTGTAGCGTCAGTGATATTTGCGGCGGTAACCCCTGTGGGGCCTCCTCCCTCAGGTTCAAGAGTTTCCAAATACTCAATAACCCCGTGGATTTTACCCACGGGGGTTGTGCGTGCTTTTAAATGGCTCAAATCAGGCATGTGTCATACCTCCTTAGATTTTGTGAACGAATTGCACAATCCGAATATTTTTGTTTTCGTATACTCGTTCCCAGTTATCTGCGGTTTCCAATTCGGCATTTGTCGGAGATACGCCGGCTACCGCATTCTCAACCCACTTAATACCACGTGGATGAAGAATGAAGTGTCTGCGGTTAATGAGAAAGTCGTTGCCCGCAAGCTTCTCACGGCCAACTTCAGTCGGCACAGGTGCGGCTCCATTACCGAAACCGACAGCTCCTGGACCATAAAGGAATGTTGTGTAGACTCCGTTTGCATTTGGGTGTCCATCATCGACAACAACTCTTTTGCCCAAATAGCTCTCTACCTTAACGCCTGTTACTGGATCAAGTTGATACTCAATCAGTTGGTCCTTAATCAGTTTATTCTTAACAGCGCTGTGCATCGAAAAGGCAGTAAGCTTATCGGAAGCATCGCCCAACTTGCCCTGTGCATCAACCGTTGTAGAAGCGCTGATTGTAGCTGCTGCTCCGGAAGCTGTAGAGATGTTGTGTACATTGCCCACCAAGCTTGGGGAGGTAAACACCCCTTTAAGAGTGGAAAACAACATCCGTTGATGGTCTCGATTCCACCATGCCGCTACCAGGTCAGCGATAGCCCGCATTGGATCATCACCAGACAGAGCCTTTGCAAGGTCATTCGCTCCCCACGCTTTACCACGCGCATGCAGACGAGCGTAGTCCTTATTGGATGTAATCGGGTTAACTGTCAGAGGGTTGTTATCACTGAGGATTTCCGATTCCCCCGCCAAGTCGTTCCAGAATGGCATTTGGAGGATTGTACCCCCAGTAGCAGCGAGTTTATCTAACTCAGGATCCGGAACGATAATACCGGCTTGTACAAGAGCGGACAATTCCGCTGTACGTTGAATAAGATATGGGTTAAATACTTCAGGGACGATTACGTCCGTAATACGTGTTGCTGACATTTACATCACCTCATAGTTTATTTGTATTACTTGCTTGCTGCTTGCATTTGCTTAGCTAAATCTGGGTTTTCACGGATAATACGCCCCTGTTCAGTAAGATTGAAGGTCTCCTTTTTCCAAGGGTTGATCTGAGAGTCTGAGCCTTTAGGTTTGCCTTCAGGTGGCGTCCAGCCTTTAGGCTTGGGAGTTGTCTCAGGTTCTTTTTCCACAAACAAAAAGCCCTTGTTCTCCCGCAGGGCTTTTATCTGGTCTTCCAGACCGCCTTTTACCGCGCCGCTGTCGTCCAGTTCGATCTTTGTTTTATCAATTGCACCAAGAGCCATATCCAGCGCATTTTCATGAACGTCATTAGCTAATGCCAGCTTCAAGGCTGTACTTAACTGCAGATCATTCACCTTGGCTTCATATTCCGTCTTGGCCGTGCTGTTTGCATCCTGGAGCGTCTCGATCTGTTTCTTCAGGGCTTCATTGTCTCCTGCTGACTTCTTCAATTCCTCAAGTTGCCCAGATGCTGTATCACGGTCTTTCTCGGCCTGCTTCTTCGCCTCGGAAACATCGTTATACTGGCTCTTTGGCACAAAGTGTAGCGGCAGTGTCTTTCGAACCTCCGCGTCGATCTTTTCGACCTCAGTATCCTCAATGCCCAGCTTCTTCAACAACT